CTCCAATTCATAACAAACACGGTCATAAAGAGCAATAACGCAATAAACCCACATCACCCATAAAAGCAAACTCCAATTTGACAATGTACCAACCAATGCAACAATTGTCATAATAACAAAACTTATAAATGGAAGACGCAGAGTCACAAATAACTGATGTCGTTGACGAAAAAGGCCAAAATACTGCCAAGCGGTAAAAGCACGCAAACGCTGAAAATAAATATATTGCAATCCACCATCATGCAAATTGCGAGCACGTTCAATACAATCAGGAACAATATCACTCAACGCCTGATTGTCCATGCATTTACAATCCTTTCCAAGGTTATAGCACATCTTACAAATGTCGAGCGTTTCAAATAACGAATTAGAAGTCTTAACAAGTCTCTTCTGATTCGCCCGATGTTCCGCAAACTTAGTGTTAACGAAACGAATCAAAGTGAAAATATCGATATTCTTAGTCTCACGTCCCTCAAATTCGTAGGCAACATAGGTAATCTGGTCAGGCTTTCGAGAACCAGCCTTACCGTCGGGAATGCCAACACAACGCTCGACATCAAATTGCCAAATGTCCTGTACTAAATCATCAGTCTTTGGAATCTTTGTTACATCAAGCATTTGTGATTGTTGGCCTTTGCCTTGTAAACGAAATTCATCACGGACCTTAACCGTAATAATCAAATCCATACGACGAATAACGGAAACAGGTTCATTAGAAAACATCGTAGCTCCAAGATCCTTAACATTTGAAGTGGCAAAAACAACTTTAGGGCGAATTTGAACTTTACCCTTCATATCTACCTCTGCCATATTGGCAGTCTGAATAATATTGTTGACATATCGAATAATCCTTTCTGAAGGACTATTTTGGATGAAATCTGGTTTGGTGTTCGCGACATCATCCAAAATCACTGAACGAATATTCGAGCGCATATTGGACTCGAATTTATCAATCTCGTTCAAAGTGACGACATGTTCTTGCCCGCCAAGATCAAAACACTTCATCAAGGCGGTGTTAACTATATTAACAACAGTACTTTTCCCAACACTAGATGGTCCATAAACACAAATACCCAAAGGTGCTTCACGCAAGCCACCATGAGAACGCCGCATCTCGAATTCAACTTCCATCTTCTGTAGGCGAGAAAAACGTTCATAGTATACTTTCTTCTCAAAACTGTTAGGTAATTTCTGGTAAGCGTCTTTAGCTTTAGTTAACAATGCGGTTAAACGATCCGCATAATTATCATCAGTAATGCCAAACTTTGACTCAATATCACCCGTTAGAGCATAATCATGCATCTTAATTAACGAAAGATACTCCTCATCAAAGTCGAGGGTCTCCTTGTTATCAAGAAACAACACACGCCAATCACGTGTACGGAAAAACATGAATCCTCGCTCAACAAAATGTGTAACTGAACCCAAAATAGCATCAATCATATCAAGTGCCCCCATATGAACGCGAAAATTAGAGCGACTCAATTCTTTAAGACCATCTTTGGTCAAGTTGACACGAGAATGTTGAATAAGACCCAGCGCAGTACAGACGCTCATAATAGAAGAAATCTTCTTAAAACTAGAACTTTCCAAGACCAAACGCCAATTGGAATAAGCTCCCTGAAGAACATCAACCCACTTGAAGTCGGATTGTTCTTCCATAGAAAGAAATTCTTCTAAAAACTCTTTGACAAGAACTACATAACTACCGTCAAAATAAGTTTGTGTATACAGGGTCAAAGTCGCAACAACACCAGTTGCACTACTCTGACCACGTAATGAAAGAGCAAGCGTACTCAAACGCTCGATATGTTTCATTATGTCGTGTGACACGACGTGGGAAGCATATAATTGTAAACGTTCCTGAAAAGCACTCAAATCATGGCTCTTCTGGAACGATAAAACCTCAGGTAAACCAGCAAAATCTTGATTTGCAACCGAGACACCATCATCAAAGTCAAATCCCGATTGTGGTTTATACTTCTCAACACCTGAAGTCTTTTTAAAACGGTCCTTTTTCTTCCCTTGGATCTTCTTGTAAAACTGATCCCGATTGATCTCTTTCGTTGTAGAACCGTTTATTTCCCATGTTCCTAGATCATGGGGCGCCTCTGAGGCGTCTTTTTGCCAATAATTAATATCGGCCATTTCCAATTTTTAACCAACTAATATCGTTTATATCTTATAGTTACTTTAAATTCATAGAGAGTTGGTTCGTGGAATTGATTGAACGGGGACCTTGCTAACCCTATTCATAACAGGCTTCATAAAAATATCAACTAGCACGCACAACAATGTGATCAGGATTTCGGATTTACCCATACGGTACCGGCCTACACACACTGCCATGAATGAAACTACTTACGTTAATCATCTATAAAATCAAAAATTGTGATATCCACAATTAAGTGGAGCCTGGGAGGAAATTGGATAAACCCCCCGGGTGTGCTCTATATACACTACACGCATAAATCATTCATAATGTAATTCGACTTTCGTTAGGAACCTAGCCTACTTAATCATCCATCTGGTCTGAATCAATTTGCTTGTATCAATATCCTCCCTCTGCACAGGGAACAGAAGTCAACAGAAACAAGACTTTAAAACGGGCAATATGCCCAAACCCCTGTAAGGGTGCACGTTGGTTTAACACGTACGATACCTAGATAAAGAACAACTTCTTATAATAGACACAACAGGTAAAGTGTCCTGCTTAGAGATACTTAATGACTCTAACAAAATATAGTCCTATAATGAGTAAGTGTTCACGGTCACTGGTACACAGACTCTGAATCTGGATACACTCACTCAAAATAAGCATCAATTACGCAGCATCTAATAAAATACTCCCCTGGGTTTTAC